GAATCACTTCTACCGTATGTGGCATGATGCGGAGAGGAGTAAGAATGAATATATTCCAACAGACGTTCACTGGTCAGAAGTCCCTGGTAGGGATGAAGTCTGGAAAGAACAAACGATTGCTAACACATCAGAAGCACAGTTTAAGGTTGAGTTCGAGTGCGAATTCCTTGGCTCTGTTGATACGCTAATCAATCCAAGTAAATTAAGAACATTAGTATACGATAATCCACAGACAAGAAATGCTGGATTGGACGTGTACGAACCATCACAAGAAGATCACGATTATGTTATGACAGTTGACGTTGCTAGGGGAGTTGGAGAAGACTACTCTGCATTTGTTGTTGCTGACATCACACAGTTCCCCCATAAGATTGTTGCGAAGTATCGGAATAACGATATCAAACCAATGTTGTTCCCCAATATTATCTATGAGGTAGCGAAGAGTTATAATAGTGCATTCATCTTATGTGAAGTCAATGATATTGGAGATCAGGTTGCAAGTATTCTGCAGTATGATCTTGAGTATCAGAACTTATTGATGTGTTCTATGAGAGGTAGAGCAGGACAGATTGTTGGACAAGGTTTCTCTGGTAAGAAGACACAGTTGGGTGTCAAGATGTCTAAGACCGTCAAGAAGGTTGGATCACTCAACCTCAAGACGATGATTGAGGAAGACAAACTTATCTTCAATGACTATGAGATTATCTCTGAACTGACTACCTTTATCTCAAAGCACAATTCATTTGAGGCAGAAGAAGGTTGTAATGATGACTTGGCAATGTGTCTGGTTATCTATGCTTGGTTAGTGGCACAGGATTACTTCAAAGAACTGACGGATCAAGATGTTCGTAAGAGATTATATGAAGAACAGAAGAATCAAATCGAACAGGATATGGCCCCCTTCGGTTTTATGGATGATGGATTAGGAGAAGAAAGTTTTATTGATGACGATGGTGACAGATGGTTTAATGCATCCGAGTATGGACAAACTGCTGGTGGTATGGATTATATGTGGAAGTACTAAATGGAGTTAGATGATTTAGACGGACAACTTAAACTAGGTCATCTACTTCTACAGGATAGGAAGTGTAGAACTTGTGGGGAAATGAAAAACTTGGTTGATGGATTCTATAGAACTAGAAAGGATAGAGGTCCAGTAGCATCATCATATTCTTATGAGTGTAAGGATTGTACGATAGAAAGGATAATGCAAAACAAAAAATGTAAAAATGATTGGGCATATCCCGATTGGTAGTTCACGTCACATTTCCCCTGTCAAAAGACCCGTTTTAATAAATATTTTCAGATAAACTGAGATTCAAACGGAGAGAAACATGGCGACTCCTCAATTATCTCCTGGCGTATTAGTCAGGGAAGTTGACTTAACCGTAGGAAGAGCTGATAACGTTCTTGATAATATCGGTTGCATTGCTGGACCTTTTTCTATCGGTCCTGTTGATGAAGCAACGAACATTACCACGGAACAAGAACTTATCGATACTTTCGGTAAGCCACTGTCAACTGACGCACAATATGAGTATTGGATGAGTGCCTCATCTTTCCTCTCATATGGCGGTGTCCTTAAGGTTGTAAGAACTGGTTCGACGACCAGCACCCTTATGGTCAACGCAAACGCTGGCGTAGGCATTGCTTCAACCACGACCCTCAAGATCAACAACTACGACGACTATCTTGAGAACCACGCTGACGGTGAAGACACTGATTACACCTGGGCAGCAAAGAACCCTGGGACTTGGGCTAACGGACTTAGAGTTTGCGTCATCGACGATATCGCAGACCAAGTTATTGGTATTACCACAACTAACCTGAGCAACGCTGGTGCTACGATTGGTTTCGGTGTTACCGCTTCACTGGTTGGTCAAGTCATCGCTGGATCTGGAACTACCTCAGCATTTGATGGTTATCTGAAGGGTATCATCACTGGCGTTTCAACCGATTCAACCGATAGCGTATCAACCATCGACGTTAAGGTTGTCTCTAGAGTTTCTGCAGCAGGAACCGAGACCAAGATTGACTATGCAGAGGGAAATGCTGCACAGTCCTTCGACACCTCTGACACTGTATTCTTTGTCAACAACTCTGGTATCAACACTGGCGCATTCGGCGCTGGATCTGGAACCACTCCTGCAACAGCAGTTGACTGGTACGATCAGCAAACCTTGCAGATTAACAGCAGCACAATTTTCTGGAAGTCAATCGCTCCAAGACCTGTTTCTAACGTATACACTACTAACAGAAACGGTGAAGGTGACGGCATCCACGTTGCAGTTGTTGATGATCTCGGAACGATCTCTGGAACTCCTGGTTCACTCCTTGAGAAGCACGTAAGTCTCTCCAAGGCTAAGGACGCAATCTCCAACGTTAACTCCCCAACCAAAATCTGGTACGAAGGTTACGTTGCAGACTTCTCTGAGTATGTCTACGCAGGAAGCAATCCTGGAGAATCTTCTGATTCCTATCACGGTACTAACCCAAGAGCAACTGGATTCTCAACTGACTATACCGCAGTTACAACTAGCGATGGTCTCTGGGGTCTGGATGCACAGGATGTTACCTTCAACGCAATCGGTAACGTAGGTTACTCCCTTGGTGGTGGTGTTGACTACTCGGTCAACAAAGGAATGAAGGCAACTCTTGGAAGCCTGATTACTTCTTACGGTCTTTTCTCCAATAAGGATGAAGTAGAAGCAGATTACCTGATCATGGGTCCTGGTTGCACCGAAGAGTTTGAATCTCAAGCAAAAGCAAACTACATCATCTCTCTTGCTAATGCAAGAAAAGATTGTGTTGCTGTTGTTGGTCCTCACAGAACAAACCTGATTGGAGCAAACACAACTGAAGATCAAACCACTAACCTGGTCAAATACTTCAGCACAATCTCAAGTTCCTCCTACGGAGTTTTTGATAGTGGTTATAAGTACACTTATGATCGCTTCAATAACAAGTTCCGTTATGTTCCAACCAACGCTGACGTTGCTGGTCTGATGACTCGTACCGCTATCGTTGCTTATCCTTGGTTCTCACCTGCTGGTCAGCAAAGAGGAATCATCAATAATGCAGTCAAACTTGCTTATAACCCAAGCAAGGCTCAAAGAGATCGCCTCTATCAGGCAAGAATCAACCCTGTTGTTACCAAACCTGGTATTGGAACGCTCCTCTTCGGAGACAAGACTGCTCTCGGATATGCATCCGCATTTGATAGAATCAACGTTCGCCGCTTGTTCTTGACAGTCGAGCAAGCACTTGAGAGAGCAGCAGAAGCACAACTCTTTGAACTCAACGATGAGTTGACAAGAGCAAACTTCAAGAACATTGTTGAACCATATCTCCGTGACGTTCAGGCGAAGAGAGGTCTCTACGGATTCCTGGTTGTTTGTGATTCTACGAACAACACTCCTGATGTTATCGACAACAATGAGTTCCGCGCAGACATCTTCCTGAAGCCAACGAAGTCCATCAACTACGTCACTCTGACGTTCGTTGCAACCAGAACTGGCATCAGTTTTGAAGAAGTCGCAGGCACAGTTTGATCTAATTGATAATAAATAACAACACGGAGGATTAAAAAATGCCACACTCTATTCAGGACTTCAAATCAACCCTCATTGGGGGCGGCGCACGCCCCAATCTATTTGAGGTAGTTCTCACTAACGAATTCCCAGGTTCTACAGGGTATGATGCAGAGGATTTCTCAATTCTCTGCAAAGCGGCTCAGTTGCCCGCTTCAAACATCGCTTCAATCGATGTTCCTTTCAGAGGTAGAATCTTCAAGGTTGCTGGAGACAGAACCTTTGATACCTGGACTGTCACCGTCATTAACGACGTTGACTTCAGAATTCGTACCGCAATGGAAGCATGGATGCAAACCATCGGTCAGTATGCTGATGGATCTGGTGCAACCGACCCTGCTGACTATCAAGTCGATGCAGTTGTCAAGCAGTTCACCAGAGCAGCTTCAACTCTTGCTAACGTTGAAGGACAGGGTATGGAAGTTGCTAAACAGTATAAGTTCTACAGCATCTTCCCAACTAACATCTCTGCTATTGATCTTTCTTACGACTCTGCAGATACCATTGAAGAATTCACTGTTGAATTCCAAGTTCAATACTGGTCTCCATTTACGGGTGAGGCCTGATCGCCTAAATAATAGCGATTAGTTCAACCAGTAATAATGTCGTCCAAGTTATTTGGGTTCTCTATTGAGGACAACGAACCACAAAGTAAAGGCGTAGTTTCCCCCGTCCCTCAAAACAATGAGGACGGGGTTGACCACTATCTTACTAGTGGTTTTTTTGGTTCATATGTTGATATTGAAGGCGTATTCAGAACAGAGTTTGATTTAATCAAACGCTATCGTGAAATGGCTCTGCATCCTGAAGCAGATAGTGCCATCGAAGATATTGTAAATGAAGCAGTTGTTTCAGATACTAACGATACGCCTGTCGAAATTGAACTTTCAAACCTTAATGCTAGTGATGGTATTAAGAAAAAGATTCGTCAAGAGTTTAAATATATCCTTGGTTTATTGGACTTTGATAAGAAGGCACACGAAATCTATAGGAATTGGTACATTGACGGAAGACTTTACTACCATAAAGTCATTGATATCAAGAATCCACAAGAAGGTATTCAAGAGCTTCGTTATATTGACGCAATGAAAATGCGTTATGTAAGGCAGCAAAAGAATAAAGAGAGTGATAAACTCCGCCTTGCAAACATGAATTCTGATAATCCTCTGGAGTATGAGTTCCCAGAGATCGAAGAATACTTCATCTATAACCCCAAAGCAGTCTATCCAACTGGTAGTCCCAGTGCAATGACTGGTGGTAATAAGGGAATTAAGATGGCAAAGGACTCCATCACCTATTGCACCTCTGGTCTTGTAGATAGAAATAAAGGAACTGTCCTTTCATATCTCCATAAAGCAATCAAATCACTCAATCAACTCCGTATGATTGAGGATTCACTGGTCATCTATCGTTTATCTAGAGCACCAGAACGTAGAATTTTCTACATTGATGTTGGCAATCTTCCAAAAGTCAAGGCAGAACAGTATCTGCGTGATGTTATGACTAGGTATCGTAACAAGCTTGTATATGATGCATCAACAGGAGAGATCCGCGATGACAAGAAATTTATGTCAATGCTTGAGGATTTTTGGTTACCACGACGAGAAGGAGGACGTGGTACTGAAATTTCTACTCTTCCAGGAGGACAAAATCTTGGGGAAATCACAGACATTGAGTATTTTAAGAAAAAGTTATACAGATCACTCAACGTCCCGCCGTCTAGAATGGATGGCGAAGGTGGATTTAATCTCGGTAGATCCTCAGAAATCCTCAGAGATGAACTGAAGTTTACTAAGTTCGTTGGTCGTTTGAGAAAGAGATTCTCTGGCATGTTTAATGACATGCTGAAGACCCAATTACTCCTGAAGAACATAATTACTCCAGAAGATTGGGAGATTATGTCGGAGCATATTCAGTATGATTTCTTATATGACAACCACTTCTCTGAACTGAAGGATTCAGAACTTCTCAATGAGAGACTGAATAGTCTTCAGGCTGCAGAACCTTATATTGGTAAGTATTACTCTCAGGACTATGTTCGTCGTCAGATTCTACGTCAGACTGATGAAGAAATCCTGGAGCAAGATGCACTGATTAAAAAGGAGATTGCAGCAGGAATTATTCCTGATCCAAATGCACCTATTGATCCAGAAACTGGTGCTCCTTTAGATTCAACTGCAAGTATGGATCTTGGTAAACCGCAAATGGAACCTGAAGCAGATGGTTCTGCAGCAGAAGCTCCAGAAATTCCCAATGGTGGAGAGATATAAATACCCATAGTTCCATATCAAT